TCAAGAGCCTGTTGTAGACGGGGGCAAGCAGGAGCAGTCCTCTGGTCCGCGCGTCATCCAGGCAAAACCCGCCAAGAAAAAGACGTTGGCCAGCCGGCTGGCGTAGATCCTCCCCGCTTTGGCGGGGCATACCTGGAGTAACCCTATGAGCCGTTATGGTCCAAGCAGCCTGCTGGCGGGCATACCCCGGGAGTCGTTGCAGGTTTCTTTGCAAAATGCGCAGCAGGCCTACCTGCAGCTTTCCTCGGGCGGGAAGGTTGAAACTGCGACGTACACCCAGGGCGATGGCTCGAAGAGCATCACCTACACCCGCGCCAATATTGCTCAACTGGCAAACGTTATTCAGATGCTTCAGCAACAGCTGGGCATCGTCACTCGTGCCCGCCGGCCACTCACATTCAGGTTTAAGTGATGACCAATCCCGTATCGATTGTTGGGCTCGACGGCAAGCCGATCCAGCCTCTACGGCCGAGTCGGGGGAAAATGCTGGCCCCAGGTGGCGGTGCTCCCTACGACGCTGCCGACATCCACGGTGAGCACGTTGCTGGGTGGAACCCATACCTTGGCTCGCCTGATGGCGACCTCAACATGTACCGCGACCGCATCGTCGCTCGGGTACGTGATCTGGTGCGCAACGATGGCTGGGCGTCGGGTGCGGTCACCCGAATTTTGGACAACGCCATCGGCGGGCACTTCCGGCCACTGATCAAGCCGGACTGGCGCGCTCTGGCGGCCTACACCGGCAAAAAAGCGTTTGATGCGACATGGGCTCATGAGTTTGCTCAGGTGGCCAGCGCGCACTATCGGACCTGGGCTTTTGATTCTGGCCGCTATTGCGATGCCCAGCGGTCGCTGACTATCACCCAGATGATGCGCCTTGGCTTTCGGCATAAGTTGATTGATGGCGACTCGTTGATCCAGGCCTGCTACATCCCTGAGCGGATAGGCGCTGGGCGGGCTCGGTACGGTACAGCGATGCAGTTGATCGACCCTGACCGGTTGAGTAACCCCCAGCAGCAGTTCGACTCGAACTCGTCGCGCGGCGGGGTGGTGCTCGATGCCTTTGGCGCGGCCAAGTCCTACTGGATTCGCAAGGCGCACCAGGGCGACTGGTGGAATGCGGCAGATAGCGTTACCTGGGAGGAGATCCCCCGGGAAACCGAGTGGGGGCGGCCGGTCATCATTCACGACTTCGATCACGACCGGGCCTCTCAGCATCGGGGCGGCTCTGGCATTTTTGCGCCGATCTTGCAGCGCATGAAAATGCTGGCCAAGTACGACGCGGTCGAACTGGACGCGGCGGTGATCAACTCGATTTTTGGCGCTTACATCGAGAGTCCGTTCGATCACAACCTAGTGGCCGAGGCGGTGGGAGATGATGACAACCTGTCTGCCTATCAAGGTCAACGCGCCGACTATCACGCAAGCCGCAAAACCATGCTGGGCGAATCGCGGGTACCGATCCTGTTCCCGGGCGAAAAGATCAACGCAGTGACCGCCACACGGCCGAACGCGAATTTCGCTGGGTTCGAGAAATCGTTCCTGCGCAATTTTGCCTCGGCCACCGGGCTTTCCGCGCAGCAGATGTCCCACGACTGGTCTGATACCAACTACAGCTCGGCCCGTGGCGCGTTGCTGGAGGCGTTCAAAACACTGACACGCCGTCGCAATGACTTCGCCAATAACACCGCGCAGCCGGTGCTGGGGTGCTTCATGGAGGAATCTATGGAGGTCGACGATTACCCGCTGCCACACGGTGCTCCAGAGTTTATGGAATGCCGGTCCATGTATTCGCGTGCTGAGTGGATGGGGCCGGCCCGTGGCTGGATTGATCCGGTCGCCGAGAAGCAAGGTGCTGTGCTGGGGATGGATGCCGGCCTTTCCACGCTCCAACAGGAATGCATGGAGCAGGGGCTGGATTACGAAGAGGTACTGGAACAGCGCAAGCGCGAGATCGACAAGTTCAGAGAGCTTGGCATTCCCGCCCCTACCTGGGCCGGCATGCAAATCCCTGGCGGATACACATCGGCGGACGACGCCATACAGAAACCGAGGCCGACTTAATGCAATTTGGACATCTTGCTCAACGGCTCTTCAATGTGCCGGTGGCGATCCGCCCGGAAAAGGCCGAGGTCATCATGGCAGCCCTGGCCGAGCGCATGGGGATCGGTCGAATGATGCGGGTCAGCGGCGATGCTGTTGACCTAACACCGATGGCGTTGGAGGGGGAGGGATACAGCTACGCCGACCGGGAATCCCGTGATAGCGGGTATGACCTGGTCGGCAACGTGGCGGTCATTCCTGTCCATGGCACGCTGGTGCAGAAGACCGGAACCCTCCGGCCCTGGAGCGGCATGACAGGTTATGACGGGTTGCGGCAAGCTTTTTTGACCGCGCTGTATGACCCGCAGGTCGCGGCCATCGTGCTCGATGTCGACTCACCTGGCGGCGAGGTCTCCGGGTGTTTCGACCTGGTAGATATGATCTACAACGCCCGGGGCTCCAAGCCGATCTGGTCGATTCTCAACGAGTCGGCTTACTCGGCTGCCTACGCGATCGCCAGTGCCGCGGACCGTATCTACGTTCCGCGCACCGGTGGCACTGGGTCCATCGGAGTGATCTGCATGCATGTGGATTTTTCCAAGGCGCTGACATCGGCCGGCATTCAGGTGACGTTCATCACCTACGGCGATCGCAAGGCCGATGGACACTCAGAAATCCCGCTGTCAGCTGATGCGCTGGCGAGGTTCCAGGGAGATATCGACACCATGGGCGAGTTGTTCGTAGAGACCGTGGCCCGCAATCGAAACATCGCGGCCAGCAAGGTCCGCGCAACCCAGGCTGGTACCTACCTAGGCTCTGCCGGGGTTGATGCGGGCCTGGCCGATGTTGTCGCGGCACCTGACGCCGCTTTCCGGGCACTGCTCTCCCAGCTGGCCTAGTTCCCACCATTTAGAGGATTGATGACCATGACCAGAAGCAGAATGACTGCTGCTGCGACCTTCGCGCACCTGTTGGGTTTTGCCAAGCACGCCGATGAGGGTGATGACGAAAAAGACAAGGCGCGCCGTGCCGAAGAGGATGGCGGCGACGATGACAAGGAGGACCCGAAAGGTCGCAAGGCAAAGCGTGCCGAGGATGATGACCTTGAGGACGACGATGACGAAAAAAAGGCACGCAAGGCCAAGGGCGAAGGCGATGACCCTGACGATAAGGACGACCCAAAAGGTCGCAAAGCCAAGCGTGCAGAGGGTGACGATGATGATCCGGACGCCGAGGATGACGACGATCAGGACGGCCCGAAATCCAGCAAAGCTGCTGTTGCCAAAGAGCGCGCCCGTTGCGCCCAGATCATGGCCCACGGCCTGAGGTCGGGTAACGCTGAGCAGGCTGGGGTATTTGCATTCGATACCAACATGTCTGCTGCATCTGCCATCAGCGCACTTAACGCGGCTGGATCGGTAAGTGGTCGCGGCGGCAACTTGAAAGACCGGATGGCCGCAGCAAACGTGACGAATGTCGGTGCCGGAGGCGATGGTGGCGTGGAGTCTTCCAGCATGTCGCCAATCGCCCAAAAAATCATCGCGGCTGCCGCCCGCGCCAAGCCCCAGTAACCTCAACGCCAAACGGAGATCAACAGCATGTCGCTGATTCCAACTGAAATTCGAGACAACCCACAAAGACCAGGCGTTCAGGCACAGGTGTACATCCCTGATCAGCTGATTGCCGATGCTCGCAACCTGGTCACCCAGCCGATCCTGTTGGCTACCGGCGTGCTTAAGCGCGGCACGGTCCTGGGGCAACAAACCGTCAGCCCTGTTCAGATCATTGCCAAGCCAGGCAACACCGGCAATGGCGCAGTGTCTGCGGTCACTGTTGGTTCTGCCGTTGAAACCGGCGGATACGCGCTGCTGGCCACGTCGGCCACCGTCTTCAGTGTTACCAACCCCGAAGGCGTGGCGCTGGGCGATGCAACTGTCGGCACCGCTTTTACGCACGCCGAGATCAATCTGACGATCACTGCGGGCGCCACGGCCTTTGTGGTAGGTGATGGCTTCACCGTCAACGTCTTTGATGTGGTCGGCACCTATGTCGAGTGCGTCCGGACGGCAACCGACGGCAGCCAGGTTCCGCTCGCTATTTTGGTCGACGATGCTGATGCAACGGATGGCCCTGTGACCGCTGGCGCCTATGTGGCCGGCGAATTCAATGCCGCCCAACTGATTTACAGCCCAACATGGTCGCTCCCGGCGCTTGTATCGGCGATGCGTCCGTATAGCCTGTTTGCCAAAACCTCACTCTCGGCGGCTTCCCCGTCGAATAACTCGGCGCCGTAATCCGGCCCATACCCACCGTCCACAAAGGCCCGCTGAAGCGGGTTTTTTTGTGGTCTGGATTCAGCATTTTTTGCTTTGGAGAGGCCCATGACCGCCGCCAGTTCGTTTCCTTTTAGCACCACCGACCTGATTCAGGTCGTGCCGACGCTCAAGCGTCCGACTAAATTTTTGCTCGACAAGTTCTTCCCGAACATTCAGAACTCGGAAACCGAGTTCGTTGCGATCGACATCGATGTTGGCTTGCGCCGCATGGCACCTTTCATCAGTCCGCTGGTGCAGGGCAAGCTGGTTGAGCAACGCCGCTACCAGACCAACACCTACAAGCCGGCCTACATCAAGGACAAGCGCGCTCCGGACCTGCGCAAGCCGATCATGCGCCAGATCGGCGAACGCATCGGCGGCGGCACCATGACTGCCGGCGAGCGCGAGATGGCCAACGTTGCGTTCGAGATGGCCGACCAGATCGATATGCTGGACCGTCGCCTAGAGTGGATGGCAGCGTCGGCGCTGCTCACTGGCAAGGTGGTTGTTTCGGGCGAAGGCTTTGAAACTGAGGTCGTCGACTTCGGTCGAGATTCCCAGTTGAGCATCGCGCTTTCCGGAAACCTGCAGTGGGGTATCAAGGCCAACTTCAACGCTGCAGGCCGCGACACCATCCCGGCGAACAACCTGGAAGAATGGCAAACGCTGATGCTTCAGCTCTCCGGTGCCCAGGCAACGG